TTCGTGAAAGCTGAGAAATTGAACATCTCAGCCAAACCCGATCCCGCTCCACGGGTGATACAACCTAGGGATCCTAGGTATAATGTGGAAGTGGGACGCTATTTGCGGCATAGTGAGGAGTACCTGTTCAAGGGTATCAATCAACTTTTTGGAGGACGAACCATCTTCAAAGGTCTCAATTCTGATGAGGCTGGACAGGAATTTCAAAGCATGTGGGAAAGCTTTTCAGAACCTGTTGGCATAGGAATGGATGCCAGCAGATTTGATCAGCATATATCTAAAGATGCGCTGGAATTCGAGCACAAAATCTGGCCTACCATGTTTCCCCAATCACAACGAAAGGGGTTGCAACGGTTGTTGAAATGGCAAATTAACAATCGCGGTTTGGCTAGGTGCCCTGATGGTGAAATCCGCTACAAGGTGGAAGGATGCAGAATGTCGGGTGATATGAACACATCAAGTGGGAATTGCTATATTATGTGTGCTACCGTTTATAATTGGTGCTCTAGATTGGGCATTCAACATTTTAGGTTGGCAAACAATGGCGATGACTGCATGTTGGTTGTGGAACGCAAGTTTGAGAGTTTGGTCCGGACAGGGCTGATTGAGTATTATAAGGAGTTAGGTTTCACAATGAAAGTGGAACCTTCTGTTTATGAACTTGAGAGGCTTGAGTTCTGTCAAACTAGACCAGTGTTGGTGGGAGATTCTTATCGTATGATTAGAAATCTTCACCAATCCATGTCTAAGGATTTGCACTCTATCAACGATCTGGCTTCTGAGAAACACATGAGAGCTTGGGTTAGTGCAGTGGGTAGTGGTGGGCGTAGCATGAATGATGGGGTTCCTGTATTGTCTAAGTTCTTTCAGCAGTTCCCTCTTGCTAAGCAAGAGAAATTGTCGTCTGACTTGTCTGAGAGTCTGCGCGAACAGTGGAAATATAAGTTTTCACGTAGTGCAGCTTTCACCGGAGCCACACCAACCAGCTATTCTCGTTACTCTTTCTGGCTAGCTTTTGGGCTTCTCCCTGATGAACAAGTTGCCCTGGAGGAGAATTTTCATCCTTTAAAGATGGAAAGGATCGGTACTGATATTCAAGAGGAAGTTAGCCTCTTACAGTATTCTGGGGCATGATACTTACCACATCACCTCTATCTTTATTGTTTTCTGTATGTTATTTTATTATGGAAAATACAAATGAAAATTCAGAAGCTCAACGTCGTGGGCGATCGAAGGAAAGAAGGTCGGAGGGCACATCCTATGTGGATGTTGCCAGAACTGCTGTGTTCAAAGAGAGTGACACCAAGACCCAAACGGAACCCGCTATATCTATGACTGTTGTTGGTGAAAATGTAACTTTCACCCAACACTTTCATTTTTAGAATGGTGACCGTTCGCGTGGTGCATGATGCCACACCATTATTAATGGTGTGGATCATAGTCATTGTCCTAGTCGCTGTGATAGGCGCATTGATGCAAAGCCCTCCTGAAAGATCTTACCATTCTTTCAAGCACGACGAGTCCAAAATCCAGTATATCACTATTGGTGGAGCTTCGCAAACTAAGACCAGTTAATATATGTTTGTTTTGTGTCTGTTGATTGAGTCTGTGTTGTTCATTTTAGGGTGTGTATTTTGTTGGTCCCGTGATCAGTTGCGGAATCAAGTTTCCACTTCTCCTCAAATTTTCTTTTGATTTTACAACCTGGCATTCTCCGATCCTATCTTTGATAGTGCCGAATTTGACCTTTATTTAGAGGAATTTGAAGAAGCTGATTTGTTAGAAGCCACTGCCACCGTTGCATTCACTGAATCAACCTTGGGTTTAGCTCTTACTACAGTTGCACTTCCGGTTATCGCTACAGCAGGTGTTGCCTTTGCAGGATACGAGTTGTACGAATGGTTAAGTCGAAGACCAGAGCATCGAAGCGAACCACTTCTAGTGGCGCCAAGCGCTCAAAGTCAATCAAATCCATTAGTACCTCCAAGTCGCAACAGCGCGGTCCCATGGGTGGAACCTCAAAACCCCCTTCTGAAAGGGGGTCTCGGTCCACCTATTTCTCGACGGCGCCGGCGGCGATAGGAGCAATCATGGTGGGTAGGGGACCTTCTGTCACCTACATTCCGAATGGTGCTAGAGTTACGGGTGAAGACTATGTCACCACTCTATCTCCAGTTAACGGCGGTAATACCACCTGGGCAACAGTTGCTGGGTTTCCACTCAACCCTTATGGGTTAGGGTCAAATACCTTATGTGATATGGCTAGAATATACAAAGAATATCGGTTTACTAGGTTGGCAATTTGTTACGTCCCCTCTGTGGGGACGGGGTCTGCTGGGCAGATTGCAGTGTATAGGAAGAAAGATCGACTTGATCCTTTGTTGGACCCTAATGGCGCAAATTTCTTCCCCTTCGTGCTTAATCAACGCACCGGAGTCATTGCTCCTGTTTGGCAGGCTGTTAGTTTTGAGACTACTACTAGTGATAATTGGCGGTCTACAATACCAATTGAGACTGATCCTAATGATGAATGTGATGGTGAAGTGTTTGTTGCAACCAACAACACCTCTCTCACTCCCATTATTTCTATAGGACTTGTTAAGATCATGTATGTCTGTGAGTTTAGAGAGTTGGGGAGGAATGCGCGCACTGCGCTCATCCCTCTAGCTCTACAAATTTACAGCAACATTTCTGTTGGTGGAAGTGGACTGTCAGTTACTCCTGCATCCTTATTTTCTGTTAGCACCTTCGCGAATGATCAGACTGGTAATCCAGCTGTTACGCCTAGTGCAGCACAAGTAGGGGACATCTTCAAGTTTGTTGTGGATACTAATCGCTCCTCGTTTGGGGCGGCTAATCTTTCCAATTTGCTTGGGGTATCTATAGGCGGGGGTAACCGTGCCATAACTCTTTCCAATGGGTATACAATATATTTGGTGTATGTTGGTTCCAATGTGTTTGAGGGGTTTCTTACATACCCGATGGCTAGTTCGTTAGGTAATCCTTTGCTTTTCAATTTAAC